GAAGTGCGGGGAAGCCTCAAGTTCCTCCATGTCCTTTCTTATCTGGACAAGTTTGGCTGCGTCCTCACGGGTAAACTCTTTCTTAGGGCCAGCGAATGATGAGATAAGATCAGCCTGTTTAGACATCAAGACACCGCGCTTACGGGGATCATCTAGGTAGGTAGAGAATGTGCCGCGCTCCCTGTCGGTGTTTAGTCTTTCATGATTCCTTCGTACTGTATCACTATCAAACGCTGCACCATTAGACCTTTCTTTATCCCTCTTTGCTGCTTCAACGTGATCCCTTATTGAGCGATGCCTGTAGACAGCAGCAGGGTCACTAGCCGCAATAGCTAATGCAATCTCCCTATCACTTTTGCCAGCAGTCTGGTCTGGGTATTTAACCCTCCATAGCTTTATGATGTCGGACATTAGCTAATTATCCTTCGGACTTATCAGTTGCCTTAAGTCTCTTTTTAGGCATCAAATTAGGATTAAGGTTCGGATTTGCGCTTGGACTTCGATACCTACTTGGCTTTGGTTCGGCTTCTTTCTTCCCTTTGTATGATGGGAGTTTATACCTAGAATCTCTTGGGCTAAGGAGGCGTTGAAGCTCTATAAGTTTTTTCTCTCTTGCCTTTAATTCGATCTCATCTCTCTCGATTTCTTTCCTGAGGGCAACTTTTTGATTCGGAGACAGATTTACTGCGCTAGTGGTTCCTCCAATGCCTGATAGGTCTGAAGGCTTTGTGGCGGCGCGGCCTTTTTTAAGAGTAGTAGACTTTTCCTTAATCGACCCTTCAATCCTTTCAACTTCCCTAGAGGCAGAGGATATTTCATTCTTTATTAAGTCCTGACCAGATAGCTTGGAACCCTTCCAATTCACACCCAGCTTCTCCAGTGCCTTAGCTTGCTCTTCATTTATACCGGAAAGGCTTCTCAACTCGGATTCATCTGGGTCGGTTGGTGGAGGCGTTTTGGCTCCGTCGGTTGGTGCGGGTGGAGTAGCAGCCGGAGTAGCAGCCGGAGTAGAAACAGTAGGGGCAGCGGAGCGGCTGTGATACGGTAGTGGGGTTTCAGGAGTAGAGGGCTTATCAAGGTGAGCATCAAGCCATTGCTTCGATATATCAGTGTCAGCGTACAGTTCCTTTCTGCGTTCCTCAGTCATTCCCCTAACTGCGGTTGCAAGGTTGTCATCTTCAGGATTAGTCAAGCTATGGAGAACCCTATCAATCTCCCCACCAGTAGTATCTTTTTCGTATGTTTCAAAATCAATGTCTTTCCCCTCCCTGAAGGCTGCTGATGATTCCATAGATTCCTGATACCTAGGCGGCGGTGGTGTCGCGCTGCCTAATCCAATGTCAATTTTTCCACTTTGGCCCGGATGGCCGCCTGTAGTAAGTGAGTCGCGAACCATGGGAGTAGGAGTCCTCTTGGCTTTCCAATTCCCTATGAAGTCATCCAGATTACGCATAACATTGCCCTCCTGCATAACGGTTCTAACGTGCAACTTGCCTGTTTTCTCATCATGCAAAAACCCACCCTTGCCGTCAGGGAACCATCTTTGCTTTGGGTCTGGGTGCGGTTCAACCCTCATAACTTTATTATTAAAATCATCATCGTTCATGACCCCTAGCGGAATGCCAGCGTCAGTAAGCCTTTCAGCCACCCAAAAAGGTATCTCTATTTCAGACTGAGCTATTGGATCATCTTCAAGCCCTTCATATAATTTTTTAAGTTTAGGGTTGTTGTTGATATGGGACATAGCGGTTACAGAATTAGCCTCCTTTTCCTTGGCTATCCTGAACTGTTTTGAGCTAACCAACTCTTGCTCTTTAACCTTTAACTGAGCTACAAGCGCATCCCTCTTGGAATTAGCGGCTTCCGCTGCAACGCTGCTCCCTGACAAGGAAGTTGGCATCTTGGCTATTGCTTGCCTTATTGTTCTTAAATCATTTAATACGTTCCCACTATCACTCACCCTGCCTATCATCTCTGATACATTTGCAGAATAATCGTCAAGGGCATCATTGTGCTTTAGCACCTTCTCGGCTGTGGCTTTGGTTCCAGCCATCTCCTGCTGAATTTTTAAGAGGCGTGCTTCGGCTTCTTTTACCCTCGCTTCACTTTCTGCTTTTCCTTGAGCGTTTTTCGCCTTGTTGTTTTCTAAGAATACACTGTTTTCCAGCTTTACAGCTTCCGTATCTACTTTAGTCTTTTCAGTGTTAGCTACAACGGAGGCTACATCAGATTCTCCCTTTGCGGCTTGAGACTCAGCTATTCTCTTGTAGGCATCTGGGGATTTACCCAATTCTTCAGTAACGGCTTCTAGTTGTGTCGCCCTTGCTTTATCTTGACTTGCCGCTGCCATTTTGGACTTGGCTGATGCTTTCCCTTCTTTTGTGATAGATGTCTGACGCTCAATAAACTGCCCAGCTAGAGCCCCTTTACTTCCTTCGTGATCCTGTTCAAATTGTTTTAGCAACTTGGGAGCCTCAGCCATATCAGACTTAGACCATCCCCTCTCCTTGTCACGTTCTTCAGCTTTAGAAATTTGATCCTTTTGTGATTTGGAGAGTTTGAACCTGCCAGCACCCCAGTAATCTTCACGCTTCTTTGTCTGGTAGTCTTTCTTTGCCGATTTGCCTTCCCATTTCAAGACACTCCTCTGCGCTCTGGAGAGTTTCCTGTCCGACTTGTCTCTACGTCTCTGGCGTTGGCCTTCTATAAATTGCTGACCAGCACTCCAACCCTGTTCAAATCCAAACTTAGCCATAATATAATCTCCTTATTTTCCCTGTAGGTATTTAGAAAACCCTCCCTTAAAGGTTCCGGTCCCCAGTGATGAACCAATCCCCGCCATCGCTCCTCCTGTTGCTATACTTGCCACCCCTCCGAGTACAGCCCCGAACGGATCACTTCCCTGATTCTGCATTTGAGTTCCATAGATTTGCGCCTGAGTGCCGTAGACGTTGGATGCGAACTGAGTACCCATAGCACCAGCATTAGCGTTAAGCCCTATACCAGCACCCATCCTTTGAGCCATGAACGGAGCAGCACCCTGTTGAGCACCAGAAACCTGACCGAACTGAGCTGTCTGCGGCATACCCACATATGACCTAGCCATGTTCATACGCTCACCAAGCAATCTCCTACCCATGTTGTACTGGGACAGAGTTTCCTGCATCGACGGAGAAGTCCCAAGCATAGGCCCACCGCGAGCAGCAGATGAACGCCTGAATGCCTGTTCTGCAAACTTCTTCTCCTCCTCGGATAATGATGTTCCCTTCTCAAGCTCTGCCAGCGTAATCTCAGCCAATCTCTTCCTCACCTTAAAGCCAACGGGGTCAGACTCTTCTATCCTCTTTAACGCCTGATCCGTGAAGTCAGCACCGTACTTCTTCTGGATGTCCAAGGCAGTCTGAGCCATAGTGTCGGCACTCCTCCTCTGGGCTTCGAGTTCAGTAACCTGTTGGTCTAGGTCTGATATTCCCCTGAAGTCGTAGTCAACAGTCCTGCCACCAAGGGTTATACTGCCATGACCACCCATCTTAGCCGCAGCCTCAATGGCCTTTCTGGCTGGGAGACTCTCAATGTCGGTTAATATCCCCTCACGGTTTGCTTCCGCATAATCTGGTGCGGCGGGGGGTGGTGGCGTTCCCTTGTTGACTGCATCAGAAGCAGCCCAGAACCTATTTCGATAGGACTCGGTTATCTTTTTAGCTTTATCAAGACATTGCTGGTACATTGTGATCCTCCCATGCGTTCATTGCATTATCATAAAGATGTCTAAGGTCATCCCTTTCTAATCTTTTCATATCTTCTACACTTATAAATTTACCGTAAAGGTCGTCACGCCAGTAACCTGATATATAAGTTTCGGCTATGTCAGGTGCGTAGTCCGTTATAAAAACAAACGATCTCCCCAACAATTCACCATCTATATCATAGCAGTTACCCACATACACACCGGACGGAGCCTTGTCCTCCATCAGTATGTTCGCAGTCGGAACCTTGTCCTTGTACTGCCTCCCTTTTATTACTGGCCCGCTGACTAGCATTAAATATCCTTTCAGCTAATTTTGCTGGAATCCTTCTTCTTCTACCATGTCTAATAGCGTATATTTTGAGCCGTCTCCAATCGGTAGTCCTCTTCTCAAGCTCATTGATGATAGAAGCCACGACCCATTCTTCCTCACATATAAGGTCTGAGAAATAGAAACTGTCGCCCTCTGGGTTGAAGGGTTGCCAATGCCTATCCAAGTCACACTCATTGATTTGGTATCCCACTCCCACCCCGACCAGTACACCGTCTTGTTCGATGAGGCAGAGACTTCCATTCTCGTGGTGGAACCTGAAGTATATTTCCAAGATATCGTCCGGCCATCCTCCAAAACACAGCCCTCTGGTGTCACGCCTCCTACAGAAGCTAATGATGTCAGGCATTCTAAATCTTGCGGTGTCGTCATTGTTCATTTTTCCAAGGCCATAGTATTAACGTATGCGCTTGTTTTCATAGACCTAAGGTGTAGTCTGCCGCTAGATGCCTTAACAGTGAACTGAGCCTCATTAAACTCACCCAAGGTATTTAGCCCATACGACTTAGAGAATGGCCCAACTGCTGGGAGAGTGAAAGGGAGAGTTACTGGTAGGGGAACTGCGGTTGTTGTTGTGCTTATGTTCTCCGCGATAAGTAAATCTTGTGACCCAGCATCCTCATCCAAGCTGACCTTCAATTCAGCGCAATGGCAACCAGCCGTACTATTCTTTAATTCAATGTCAATATGGTTCCCCAGCTTAGGAGAGAGGTAATCACCGTAGACATGACCCCTACTGGAAATAAAAGATTCTATATCCGTTCCGTTGTCTTGGTATGAAGCCGCTGCAATCTCCAGTTCACTGACATAATCCAGCCAAGTAAGTACAGCCCCGCTATTATCTCCTATTATCATCTTGGGGAAGTTACTGAATGCAGACTCCGAGAACACCAACGGGCTCCACCCTATCCAGTACCCAGACCAAGACTTTGTTACAGTATTAAATACTAATGTGTAATTCGGGGTAGTTGAAGAGTCTAGCGGGACACTTAGGATATATCGGTTGTCCCAGAACTTAGCGCAGGATTTATTGGCGTGTGTCCAGTTTATCCTCTTTATAATGTCATCTATGGGGGTGGATATAGGTTCTGACACTGAGGATTGAGCACCTGACAATATAGTTCTTACAGTCCTTACTCCGTCCCTAGCTAGAAAGAATACATCAGCACCAGCCTGAGATATTGTCCGGTGAGATAAACAGCCAACAGTGCTATCAATCCTGTGGACAGACCAGCTAGATGCCGCAGATTGAGACGGGTCAGTTGAAACTACATGAATGGAACGCTCCTTAAATACAAGCAGATTAAAATTATACCAACTTACTATGCCTACAATGGGATCACCCTCACCTCCTCCAACCCTGAACTGAAATACTGAAGGCCAAGTCCCGCCATCGAGTATATCGCTTGCAGCTACTTCATCGTCGGAATTGTCAGTATTCGCCCCTATCAGCCTGTTCGTGTGGGTTATGAGGAACTTGCTTACCGGAGGTGTGGAGCCTACATCTGTAACACTTCCATCGTAGTAATGAAGATTCCCGCTCCCATCCGTCATGTAAATCTTGTCTACAAGCTGGGCAAACTCGACATTATTGGACGATGTGGGTGTATAACCGGATACAGTTGAAAACGAGGAGCCAGTGGACTTGGAAAGAACCCCGTTGGATACCGCAAGAATCTCGCTGGCTGACGGGGTATCGTAGAATGCCATACCCATCACCGGATTTGAGAGAGTTGCTCCGACTATGGACGTTCCTCGACGAGTGGTGATAGCACCAAACTTGTCTATGTCCATGTTCTTGGCTTCTGAAAACTGGGTATTCTTTAGAAGATTTGCGCGTACATTGCTTACCTGACCCCCTATGAAGGTTCCAGAAAGGTCGTAAGCTAACTGGTCATCAAGACCGTCATTGTAATGTACTGGCATTATATAAAGTCTGCGCTACTCCAATCACTCTTAACCTCTGGTATTATTCTTGTGTTGGATGCCGATTGGTGGTTCTCCATGTCTTTTGCTATTGTTAGCTGAGAGGCGGCTTCCTGATATTTCGCCTGTGCCTTGCCGTACTGACGCAAATGCTCAAGCATATCACCCTCAACAAAAGCCAGTAATGCGTTGTCTATTCCCTTTATTAACGGGGAGTCCGAATCTCCAAGGGCAGTAATCTTTAACTTACCGAGAATTAGTAGGGTCTTGGATTCCTTTGGCTTGCGTAGGAGTTTAATCTTTGCTGCCCCCGTACTGCTCTTGGCTACAACTATGAAATTAGCCACCGCACCGGAGTCGTTAAAGAGCGTTGGGTCAAGCTGGAAAACAGCAGAGTAATCAACAGGGGTTATCTCCTTGTCGTCCCATACTGCCGACACCGGAAAGTCAACAGAAGATTCCAAGGTTACTTCCTGAGTGTCTATGGCAACCGTGTATGATGTCGTCCCAAGACTCTCCCTCCATAAAGCGGAATCCCAAATCATTTCATATCTACGGTCAATGAACGACCTTAACATTGATAAACTTCCAGAGTCCGACTTCTGCAACTTATCACCAACAAATTGAGCTAAATCTAATCTAGTCATGTTTGATTATGAAGTTAAGGGCGAATACGGGGTGGAGGTTGTTATGGGCGACATCTGTTCCTGCTGCTGGTGTTGAGTCTGACGTTACGGCACTTGCTCCTGTTCCCCTCACTCCAGTGCCTCCCCCTCCTGACACCGATTGGGTTGTGTTGTAGACAGTAGTGTCATGCGTGTGAGCAGTTATCTCTGTTTCAACAAGTTTATGATCTTCCTTGCCGTACTCAGTAGCAATTGTGAAGTCAGTACCAGCAGTTGTGTAGTCCGAACCTGAAGTCCACTTAACATTCGTTGCCTGACCTGCTCCAACAGGTGAACGTCCCTTTAGGTTCG